ATCTTCAATTTGTCTTGTTAATTCAGCAGCATTAGCAGCAGCAGACAAAGATTTTGCTACAGAAACATCTTTTAATTGTGTGTCATCTACATCAACTAATTCTGCAAGTTTTACTGCGAGAAGATGAAATGTAGATGTTTCTGCTGCATCAATAACTTGTTGATCAAACTGAACCAATTTAAGATGATCTGCATCTGTTACATCTAATTGGCCTACTGAAACAACTTTGCTTCCTGTTGCTAATGCTGTAAGTGTAACTTTCTCATGAACTTTTGTGAAACCTGATCCTGTTAAATCGAATTGACCGCCTGTAGCAAACGAGCCGTTTCTGACTTGTTTACCTGTGGGTTGGTGATAAATAGATTCTCCTGCTTTGTATGTAGGTGAAGAACCATCTGCATCGCCACCGACGTCAGAGCCATATGTATAATCTAAATAGAATAGAAGGCCTGAAGGAAGACTCATTGGCTGAATTGATACTAATTCATTTGCAACAAGTCCGCCGAATACTCTACGAACAATTGGGAAAGCGATATTTGTAAATCCTCTGATGTCAGAAGAAGTACCTTGTGCTCCGCCTAATGTATTTGCTTCTCTGAGTAACTGTGAAGCTTGGTTCTCTAATAATGTAGCCATATTTTCTCTATGGGTGTCTTCAAGTCCTCTAAGAAGACCAGTTCTTGACCATTTTTCTACAAGTCTTTTGTTTTGAGAACCAACGTTTCTCTGTTTGATACCTTCTGTTAATGTTTTTAAGTTAAATGACATAATAAGTCCTTTCTTTTTTATATATATGCTTTATTTTTTGAATTTGCTATTATTTTTTGATGCCTGCTAATAAAGCCCAACGGCTTAAATCAGCAGATTGAGTTCCAGCAGACTGAGAGCTTGTAACTGTTCTAGAAGAAGAACTTAAAACTCTTCTATTTTCATTCATTTGATTACCACTTCTAGTGGTCTTGATTAAGCTCTTAGAGAGACTTTCAAATAAAAGTTTAGCTTCATTTAAAGTTTTTGCGCTGTCTAGTGATTCGACTATTTGTTTTTGTTGGCTTAAAGATAAATCTTTATTTTGCATAAGTTTGTTTGCATAAAGTAGTTTTGCATTAAACAAATTCATTTCTGAAAGTTGTTCTTTCATTCCTTTTAATGCTGATTTATATTCCTGAAGTCTGTTTTCAAGCATACGATTTTTACGACGCTCATTTCTCATTGCAGCTTCAACTTTTGGACGAGGCGCATCGCCTAGCTCATCGGCGTATGCATTTAAAAGCCTATCATCAACATCAACAAACATTTCTTTGCCTAATTTGCCACCACCAAAATGATGAGCCATAGACTTAGCTTCTCCCTCTTTCAGTTTTCTCATTTTGCTTATTTCTCTTTTAAGCATGTTTTCATCAATTTGCAGCATACGATTTCTTCTTCTTGCATTTTCCTTCATGCCATATCCTTCTTCCATCTCCTCACCTTCCTCTTCATCTTCATCTTCCTCTTCCTCTTCATCTTCCTCTTCATCTTCCTCTTCTTCCTCTTGTTCGTCCTGTATCATATCACGAATTTTGCTGGAAATATCACTTAAATCATCAGCTATATCACCTAAAGAGCTAGAATCTGTCATTCCATAGTCTTCATCTTCTGATTCTTCGTCGCTATCAAAGTCAACTTCTTGATCTTCATCTTCATCTTTACCCATATCGCTTTTATCGTCATCTAAAAAGCTTAGATCAAGCTCGTCTTCTTCTTTTTCGCTGTCTTCTTCTTTTTCTTGAAGATACATTTCAAATAATTTTTTATTTCTTGAATTTGCTTCTTTAAAAACTCTTCTTGACATATTGTCTATCTCCTTTTTGAATATTAAAAAATCTTTTAATAGTATTTTATCTTTAATAATTATACTATTATTTTCAAATAATTTTATTTCTTTATAAAAATTATCTAAACTATCATTTATTTCATTTAATGTTACATTATCTATATTACTTAATTCAGAATTTTTCTTTAAAAAAGTATTAAATTTATTAAAATTCTTATAAAAATTTTCTTTTATTGGATTTTTATTGATTAATTTTTTTATAAAAGAATTTGTTTCTTTGTCTGTTTCAAATAATACATTTTTTTCAATTTTTTTAAATGGAGTAATATTTTTTCTAGAAGATTCGTACATGTCGCTGCAATCTTCATCTACGTCTTCTGATTCGTACATGTCGCTGCAATCTTCATCTACGTCTTCTGACTCGTCTACTTCATGACAACCTTCATCTACGTCTTCTGATTCATACATGTCACTGCAACCTTCGTCCTTTTTGCGTGAATATGAAGAATTATCAGATTCGTTTTCCATATCCTCATCAGCGTCTTCTTTTTCATTAAAAGATGCTTCTATCAGCTTTTTTATTTGAGGAGATAATTTTTCAATTAATTTTTCTTTAACTTTGTCTTCAGCAGATTCTTTTATTAATTTAGCATCATTTAATGCTTCTTGGTATATACTAATTGACATTTTTTCTCGTATTATTTGATCTTATTATTTTTAATTATTCTTTTATTGTGATTTTTTAAATTATTGTTATCATTCCTAATATCGCTTTTTTCATCACCTATAAAAAAGAAATCATTTTTAAAATCAAATACATCTTGTTCTTCATCTTCTTCTTCAAAAAAAGATGTATTTGAGTGAAAAATTCCATCATCTGAAACTTTATTGAAGCTTACAGACTGCGTATATATTTCTTTATCGTCTCCTAATCCACCAAGACGATAATCATTTTCTTCATCTTCAATATCTCTATTTTTCTTATAAAAACCTGCTTTTTTGTTAAATTTAGCAGATTGGTGCCCTGAAATAAAATTATCGCCATTTCTTGCTATTCCAGTGCCTACTACATTTTTTTTAGGATACATGTCACCAAGCGTGCCTCTTACAATATTTTTACCACTTAATCCTAAAGATTGAGTAATATATTCTTTTAAAATTTTTAATTCATAATCTAAAATTCTATCATATGAAGCATTAAGTCTATAACCTAAAGAATTTCCAAATGTAACTGGATCTGAATGTGTAAAAGAGTCTGATGGAAGCAAAACATTATTAGTAGGAATTAAAGAAGATATTTCATCACTTAGCTCATCTTCCTCTATCTCATCATCAAACTCACCTTTTTCTGTATAAATATCGCCAATTATTCTTCCAAAGCTATTGCCAGGAACCTTTCCTGCAATAGTCCTGTTACTTTGATCGTTTGGATCATTTAACATAAATCTATTTGATCCAATACCCAACCCTTTTCTTGTGTCTGGAAGACTTGCACTTTTACCGCCAACAGAATTAGGACCAAAGCCTAAGTCTTTTTTTGCGTCACCAGAAGTCACAGAATAAGCAGGCGTTATTTTTATTGTCATATTAATAAATTACTTTATTGTAAATATTTGTTTAAAACCAAAGCTGTTTGAAATGCGCCTCTATTCTCAATTCCTTTTTCTCTTGATCCCCAGCTATTACCTGCACCTTTTTCAAGCGTAACAGGTTCAGAAACAGTGTTAGGATCAGATATAGAAGTAGGCTCAGAAGGATACGCAATATTTGGAGCAGCACCTAATTGCGGGTTGTCATTAGTCGGTCCTGATGTGCTTGTGTTTTTAAATGTATAATCTACACTATAAAAGTCAGGATTATAATTAGAAGCATTGTCAAATGACACAGGTGTAAGTGGTTGTATAAATTTTATTGCAACATCACGATTTGTCAAAGAATTTGTTCTAAAAATTCTTCTTAGATTTTTTTGATTTGAAACACCTTTGTCTCCCCAGTCAGTCGCACCAAATGTAGGAATAGTATTAGGTAAAGAACTAAATTCTTCTGTTACTCTTGTAGGATGGTCTACAAGAAAACAGTTTCTTTGTGGATCTGAATAATTTAATTGTTTTGTTTGTGACATTTTTAAATCCTTTTAGTAGCTATTTTTAAAAAACGTACCTAGAGTATTGTTTTTACCATTACCTAAGTAATCGTCTTTACTTTGTCTTGATTGCTCTACAGAAGCTCCCCAAGCACTTGAGTATTCTATTTTTGCCATATTCTCTTCTTCTACAGTTGTATCTCCAGGAGATTCAATTGAAGGACTTTGAATATTTGGATACATGTTATAAGTTCTTTTTTCATCATTATCAATGACTGTATTATTATCCAAATTCTGTTCTGCTTTTGAAACAGGAACTTTTTTAATATATGCATTTGGATGATCAAAATTTAAATAACCTCTATCAAATTCATCTGTTCCTTTAAAACCGCTGCCTGTTATTCCACCTGGCGCATCTACAGCATTTTTAAAAGTAGTATATACATCAGAATCATAAATACCGTCAGGATCTCTTTCGGCAATTCTATTTGCTGCTATTTGTAAAGATTTTGTAAAAATACTATTAGAATTTCTTGAAACACCTAATGTTAGCTTTCTAGAATTTACAGCATTATTTGATTCTATAATTTCTTTTTGAATTTCTGCATGTATATTATCTAACGTGCCGTATCTTCCTTTATGAGGTATAGTTGTTGTAACCATTTAGTGTTTCCTTTTTATATTATTAAATATTATTCATTAATTTATTACTAATTTCTTTTTTAACTTCTTGTAATTTAAGAAGTTCTTTTTTTAATGTTTCTTCTTTTAAACAGCATTTTTTATAATAGTTTATTAATTGTGCTAATGTTTTTGAATATTCATTTGCATTTATTTGTTTTGTGCTTTTTGCAACATCTTTTGGATGTTTAGCATTAACTTCAAGTGTCTCTTTTATTAATTCGTTTTGCTTATTAATTAAAAGTCTTAATTCATTTTCGGTTATTGTAAAATTTTTCATTATACAGCTCCTTTTTATTATATCTAAATATTATATATTACCTGCTTTTATTATTAAAAGCTAAAGTTGCCCAATTAGAAGAGTCAAACATTGAAATATCATTATTTTGTGTCTGTCTAATGCTACTAATATTTTTGCTATTATCTGCATTTAGCTGCTCTTGAAGTGTAGTTCTTGCAGTATCTGCAAGAATATCTGCAATAATAGGGTCACTTGTTGTATTTTTAATTAATTGTCTAGTAGTATTATTTACTCTTTTATTTTCTTCTATAAAGCCTTTTTTAAATTGAGTATCTTCTTCTTTTTTAATTGATAATTTTTCATTTTTACTAATATCGATTCCTTCTAGCAGAATCTCAATTAAACATTCTTTAACGATATCTTTTATTTCACTTTTTTTAAATTTATTCATTTTATTCACCAATTAGACTCGTGTCATCTCCCAAAAATATTTCAACCATATCAGTAAATTCTTTTCTATCTATAGTAGTAAGACCTGCAATTAACTGTATATTAGAGCCAGATTCAGCATCACTAAAATATAAATTAACTATTCTAAGTTTTAATGATTCATTATTCTCATTTTCTTTTATAAGAATATAATTCTTATCATCTATTACATCATTTCTAGAAAAATAAACTTTTAATGTAGCACTAGATGTTTTTAATTTTATAAAATTGCTTATTTTAGGTAATTTTATAACTCTATAATCTGTCCCGTCATATGTCTCAGTTAAAGTAACAGAGTCTACAGTATCGTTTAATACATAAGGTATCGCACTTATTTGATATTCTGGCATGAAATTATGCCCAACTGTTTGAATTCTTTGTTGTGCTGGTGTCATTTTATCTCCAAGTTGTTATTTCATTGAATATTCTATTAATTCTGTCAGTTTTATTAAATATTTTATTTATATTTGTAGAATTTATTTGTTTTGATTCTTTTAACATAAATGCACCAGGTGTGCTAGGTTCTGAAACGAAATCCCAACAAATAAGCTGAAAATCGTCTTGAACTATTTGTAAATCACCGTCTGATTTTGTAGAACCAACGCCTCTTGAAGATATACCTAAAGTTACTCCGCTTTCTACTAATGATTGCAATATTTTGCCTGATGGTGTGTTTAATATTTCTACAGTTCCATAGACAATATTGCCTTCCATTCTTGCTTCCCTAATTATATGAGATGCATTTTTTAATTCTACAACAGAAGAGTCTGGATGATCTAATTCTCCTAACGCTCTATTTTCTTTTATAAATTTTTGATAGTTTCTTATTTCTCTTTCAAGGATTACTCTAGGATAAACTCTTCCATTTTGGTTTAATGTTTCTGCCTTTTGAAGAATTCCTTTCATCATAAGAGGACCTCCCATATTTTTCATTTCCTTTATAACAGATTTATCATAATCAAATGAAGCCCATTCAGTAATTAATAAATTTTGCATTTATTCACCTTTTATTTCTTCTATTAACTTTGATATATATAAAAATTTTTCTATATTTTTTTCATTAATAGTTTCACAATCTAAAGCGTTTATTTTATAAATAACATTATCGATATTTTCTAATAGTATCTGATTATTACATTCTTTTTTAAATTTTTTAACAGAACTAAGTGTATTTTCTTTTAAAACCATTAATTTTTTAATTAAAACTTCTTCTGTATTGTTTTCTAAATTCATAAAAATATCTATTATATTTTTTTGTTCACCATTCAGAATATTATTGTATTTTTTTTCATATTTCTCCTTCATTATTTTTGTTACTAGAGGATCATATGAATTAATTTGTTGTATATTTGCTTGCTCTTCTTCTGTCATTAACCATTTTTGTAATTTTGATTCAAATAAACCTATAGTTTCTATATCTCTATTTGTTTTTAATCTCCACTCATTTAATAATACTTGTATTGTAGCATATATTGTATAATCTTTAACTTTATTTTCAAAAATAACGCCTTTTCCAAAATTATAATTTAATTCTTTTATTAACGAAGATTTTTCTATTTCTAGTTTTTCTTCATCAAAATGATAATTGCATGCCTGTTTACATTCATTAATAATTGACATTGACAAAGATTCAGTAATATTTCTTGTTTTATGCAAAGCATTAAATAATTTATATTCTTTATATAATTGTGTTCCTTTTTTAAAATGATTTTGCAATATATCTAGTGCTTTTTTTGCATCTTTATCATTATTTTCTATAGTTTTTTCGCATATAAAAGAAACAATCTGCTCATAAATAATACCCACATTTCTTTTCTTATTGTGAATCTTTTTCATTATTTATTTTTCCTCTTCATCATTGATATTAAATATACCATTAATATCATCGTTTATTTCTTCATTTAAAATAGTGCTTTTGTGTTTTTTAAATTTATTATCCATTTGTTTTAATGATTTACTCAAACCAGGATATAAACTTGTTTTTGAAATATTTTTTTCTATAAAATCTGCTAAAACAGGGCTTGAAGTATAATAAGAATCTTTTATGCTGGATATAGATGAAATATCAGACAATGTAGTATTTGATACTGATGATATTGATTTTTTACTAGGACCTGCTGCTTTTATTGTCTTGTAACTTGCATCATTTCCTAATGCAGAATGGCCTTTTGCGTTTTTATATTTTTGTCTAGACCCTTTCGGAACAATTTTTTCACCTGCATGATTTTTTTTAAACATTAAACCTAAATCTTCATCTTCATCTTCATCTTCATCTTCATACACGTCTTCTTCATTTATGCTTTTGTCTTCGAGATAATCATCTTCAATTATCACATTACCTTTTTTAACATCAGAAGAGAATAATCCTGCAAGTCCGCCACCGCCTCCTAATCCGCCAGAATCATCGGTGCTACTTGTACCTGCTGAAGGTGTGTCTGAGGCCATCGAGTCTTTTGTTAGATCATCTTCTGCACCTTCTGCACTTTCAGTTTGTGGTAATTCTACTTTTTCAATCTTTAGATCTTCAAGTTTATCAGCCTTTCTTCCTAATAATATTCTATTTATTTCATCATTATTTAGATCTAATATATTTTTTCTTATCCACTCTCTATCAACAAGTGACTCTGGCGCTTGACTTGCTATGTCAAATTTCATTTTTATTAATTCTAGCTTTTGTTGTTGAGCAATTGATGAGGGATTGCTTAATTTTAATTCAAAATTTAGCAGATCTTCATCTTCGTATCCATGTGAATATAGATGAATTATTGCTATTTTAGTTAATTCAGATACTATTGTCTTTTGAATTCTTTGTATTGTTCTACTGAATCTGATGTCTTCTTGTGCTAATGTTGCTTTAGCGCCTATATCTTCATCATATCCTAAATAAGCTTTAGGAATTTTAAGTGCAGCAAATAGCTTTTTCTGTATATATTCTACGTCTTCTATTGCAGCAGTATTATTACCTCCTGCTAACGTGTCTATTTTTGTTCCTGTATCGCCACCTCTTACAGGAATAAAATAATCTTCATCGACTGAAAGTGGATTATATCTTAAGTCTACTTGTCCGCTATTTTTATCAATAACTGAATTTCTTTTTAATGAAGTTTGTGCTTGCTGTAAATAATCTGCAACGTTTTCTGGAGGAATATTACCTACGTCAATATAGAAAACACGTCTTTCAGGCGCTCTAATAACTCTATAAACAAGCATCGCATCTTCAATAAGAATTAATTGTCTCCATATTCTTCTTGCTCCTTCTAGCACAGAAGAGCCGTATGGTAAAAATGCATCATTTCCAAGAAGTCTAAAGTGTGAAATTTGCCAATTTTCTAATACTCTATTTCCTTGTGTTACCCATCTAAATCTAACAGCAGAAGGATCTTCTGGGTCATAACCTTCTTCTCTTTGTATTTCTGCAATTGGAATAGGAAAAACATTGACAATACCAAATTCAGGAGAAACGTCATTAAAAAGAAAAAAGTCGCCATATTTACATAAATTTCTAACCCACATAGCTAAATTAAAGTCTACATTAATAATATCATAAAATAAATTATCTAATATTTCCTTCATTTTTCTATTTTCACAGTAAATAGAAAGTATTGATCCATTAGCATCTGGAGATACACACTCTTCTGAGTATATGTCTAGCGCACTGGATATTTCAGGTGTCGCTTCCATTTCGCTAAAATCAGAATATCTTGCCATTCTATCATATGAGCCATATGCACTTAACGTGCTATTGTATACATCGCTATGTGCTCTTCTAAATGTCTCAAGAGAGCTAGGTGAAGTAGAATGTTTTGCTTTTGATTTTTTAATTTTTCTTTTAACAAGAGGTCCGCTTCTAAAAAGCGTAGTTAATTTTTTAAATAGATTTTGATCTTTTTCTTTCATTTTTTTACTTTCTTCTTATTAGCCATTCAAAATCACCTAATGCAGAATTTTTATTTTGCATATACTCAGAGCCTATTGTTGTAGGAAATAAAGGTTTATTCATTATGTCTTTATTATTATAAAAAGGAGATATAATTGTATCATCTATCTTATTTTTATTTATTGCCATTCCTTTTAATAAGGCATTTGAATATTCTATTTGTGTATCAATAAAACTATCAGACGACATTCCTGCTTGCCAACAACCTATTGCTATAGACATAACTAAGTCATCATTAAAACCTGTCATTGCTGTTGCTTTATTGTTTTGCCATACAAATGTTTTTAATTCATCATATAGTCTTACTGAAGGTATTTTAAGTTTTTCATTTCTTATAGACTCCTCTAGGTTTATAAGAATTCTTGATTTGCTGTCTTTTGTAGTAGTAAATCCTGCTTTTCCTATGTTGTTTTCGCTATTATATAAGAATTTATATTTTTCTTGTTCAGATGCAAAATATAAATTCTTATATTTTAATTCATTTAATTTTACTAAAACTGTGTAACCATAAGCATTATTTTCAGGTATAACTAATGCTTTATTATATCTTCTTGCAATATCGTACACTAGCATACCAAATAGATCAGGACTTATTTTTCCTTTAAATTCAGCGCAAATTTTTAAGTTATTAGTAGATATAACGTGAAAAGTAGAAAAGTCTGCGCTATCTCCTCTTGAGATGTCTGCAGACAATATATAATTTGATCCTTCAAGAGGATATTCCCAAAACCAAACACCTAAATCTGGACCGCTTTTTTCTATTGGATTTTGAATATATTTTCTTGAAATATCCATTACTTCTGCAGTTAAAAATGTATCGCCAGAAGATGCAAAGTCGCACAATAATTCTTGTGAAATTTGCTTTTGCGACATGTTTTTTGTTTCACGCTCAAACCAAGCAAGATCCCTTTCGGGGTGAACATCCCACATTAATTTTATAGGATTAAATTTATTTTGCTTTTCAACTGCTTTTATATATAAATCATGATATTGACCTCCTACACCATTAGGAGTTGATAAAATAATTGCTCTACCTCCTGTAGAAAGTGTAGGATACAAACCCATCCAAAGCTCATCAAAGTTTCTAACGAAAGCTGCTTCGTCTACTATAAGTAATGTCAAAGCTTCAGAGCGACCTGCGTCTTCTGATGTTGGTATTGCTTTTATTTGTGAACCATTAGAAAACTCTACTGCTTGTTTATTGTATGCAGTTATTGTAGGTATAAGGAGCCATTTTGGCATATTCTCAATATATGTTTTTACTTTTCTTATAAAGTTTTGTGCAACTGCTAATTTAGTTGCAATAATAAGTATATTTTTTTCTTTATAAAACGCGGCCTGCCAGACAGCATATGCTGCTGCTAAAGTAGATAATCCTAGCTGGCGTGATTTAAGTACAATATTGAATCTATTTTCATTAAAACTTTTTATACAGTCATCCTGAAACGGAAATGTTTTAAATGGCAGCAATCCTTTTACAGGGTGCTGTATTTTTAAATACGTATTCATAAAATAAACGGGATCTTTTCCGCATTTTATAACTTCAGTAAGCTGTTGTCTTTTTGTAAGATTCATATTAATACTCAAAATGTTTTATGCAAATTTATAATTTACAGTATAACAACATTTTATAGTTCTTTTAGGAGAAATAGGAGATACAGTTAATGTTTCAAAAGTACATTTATTTTTATCTTCTTTTACCTCAACAATTTTTATTTTTTCTCCACTTGCTGAATATTTTTCTTTAATGTCTTTTAATTTTTTTCCTATTATTTGTCTAGCTTCTTCTTCAAAGTCTCTTGTTTGCAAGAAAATATCACTTTCTCTTGCAAATTCCTTAATTGTTAAAAAAGAAATAGACATAATGTCACCGTTTAATTTGCAAATAGCTTTTCTAGAAGAATCTTTTGCAGTATTATTAAATACATTGTCTATGCACGTACCTAATACGTTATAATTTACTGTCATAATAAAAACCTTTAAGTATTATATTTATATATATCAGCACACGTTGAACATTTGCCTATTTCTTTGAAAGCTATTACATCTTCAATAGTAGTAATTAGATTTTTGCATTTATTGCAATCTAAATTAATTGTTTCACAGTCTATAGGTCTTCTATAAACAATACTATTAATTATAGTTTGCTCTACTTCATCATCTATTTTTTCCCATTTAGCGTTTTTTAAAATATTATTCAACTCTGACATTTGAAAATCCGTTTTCATTGTTTATTTCTATAAATGAATCAACTGATTCCTTTATTATATCAACGTGTGATATAATTAAAACTGTTTTGAAAAACATTTTTAGCAAATTAAACATTTTTATACATGATTCTACGTTTGTAGCATCTAAAGTTCCAAATCCTTCGTCAATTATAAATATATCAGATCTTGGTATGCTAGACATGTTAATTAATACGACTCTCAATGCAATAGAAGCAAACATTTTTTCCATTCCACTGCAACATTCAATAAGTCTTCTTGTCTTTTCATAAACAATATAAATGTCTAAAGATCCTAATGAATTATCAAATTGCAACTCAACATTAAAATTAGTAATAGTAGATAATAGTCTTGTTAATTCTTTGTTAATCGCAGGTAAACATGTCTCTATTAAAAGTGTAGGAATACCTTTCTTTGATACACATTGCTCAAATAGCTGAAATGTTTTATATTCTTCTATAAAATCACTATACTCTTTCTTAATATTTTCATAATTTAAAATTAATGTTTCACATGAAGCTCTCTGTCCGATTAGCTTATGATTAATAGAATTTAAATCACTTAAATCAAAATCAACTTGTTTTAATGCAGATTTAATCTTATTTTTATTTATATTAGTATTATCATCTTTATTTTTAAATAATTGTGGTAGTAATTCTGCGTATTTATTTTTTGATTGTTGTAATGCTTCTAGCTGAAGGTTTAGTTTTGATACTTCTAATTCTATTGTTTTAATATTAAAAGATAATTCTTTTTCATTTTGAATTATTTTATTATATTTGTTTATTTTTTCTTCTATATCTTCCTTTTTTAATTCTTCTAAGATTTGTAATATTTCATTTGCAGATTTGTTTAAATCATCTATCTCTTTTATAAGATCTTTATGTGAATGATTAATATCATGCGCTTCTTTTATGAATTTGCAATTAGTAAACTTATCTTCACAAGGAACTTCTTGTAATATTTTTAAAGACTTTTCGTTTTTGCTTTTTGTGAAGTCTTTAATTTGTAAAGTGCTTATAATAGAATTTAAATTTTGTGTTAAATTATCGACTCTATTTTTCTCTTTATGTAATGTTTCTATATCAAAATTTTGTTTAAAGTCGTTAATTTTATCTATTTTATTTGTTGAATATTCTATTTTTTGAATATTTTCAGATATTTTTTGGTTTATTGCAGAAATTTTTTGATCTAATTCATTTATTTTTTCATTACATTCTTCATAAGAAATTTCATTTTCATTTTTAATATTTGATAAATCGACTTCTAAAGAAACCTTTTTATTTATCAATTCATTTATTTTATTATTTAATAAATTAATTTCATTATTAATAGAAAGTATTTTTAATTTTTGTTCTTCTATTAGAGAAATCCAGTCTTTGTCACTAAACATTTTTTGCTTATATTTAAACTCTGATGATTTTTCTCTTGAGTATTTAACTAGATACTCGAATATATCAAGATTTAAAAATTTTGTGAGTATAGACTTTCTGTTGCTTGATTTTTCATCAATAAATGAGTTTATATTACCTTGAGAAGCAAATGAAGTCATTAAAAAGTCTTCAGAAGTTCCAATTAATGATTTTAATATTTTTTCTGTTTCTCTTCTCTGCTCGTCATTTTGATTTATTAAATTATCATCTTTGTCAATTGCAATTAAATCAAGATTTGTAGAAGCAGTAGTCTCTCCTTTTTTGCTATATTTTTTAATTGTCTCTCTTTTAATTAAGTAATAGTTGTCATTAATATTTAATTTTATTTCTACGTCACATGATTTCTTATTTTCATTAACTATATTTATATTCTTAATTACACCTCTATCAGTTGAATTAAATAATCCATACATTAAAGTTCCTACAATAGAAGATTTACCAGCTCTATTTTTTCCAAAAATACCTACTAATCCATTTAATTTTTTAAAATTAATGTAATTATTTTCTCCATAAGCAAATGTATTATTAAATTTTAATGAATCAATTTTCCATTTTGAATAAAAAGAGTTCACATCCTCTTCGTTTTCAGCAACTTGTGAAAGATAATAACTCATTAAATTGTCTATTTTAGATATTTCTTCTTTTGTTATAGTATTTTTAAAATACGATTCTATTAATGAAAGTCTAGACTCTTGATGATTAATATCAAAACCATTGTATTTTGTATTTTTTATACTGACGTTTTGAATATTTTGAGAATTTACCTTTGAAACAACCTCAGAAACTTTATAATTGTTTTTTAAGTAAGCAGATAATTCATTAATTTCACTGTTTGTAACAACATCATCTGATATGATACGTACTCTAGATTTTTCAGTTATTTTATTTTTTAAAGTTTCAATCGTGTCTTTGACTGTATTCTTAAACTCTATATTTATAAATTTATATTTATTTTCAACTTTATGGAAAGAAGAGACATAATCATATTTAGAGTTTATTTCCCATAGAAGAAATCCTTTATTTTCATCTTCACCGTAATTTTGCTGAATTGTTGATCCAGAATATGCTATTCTTTTTTGCTCATCTAAATATTGAAATTTATGTATATCACCTAAAAATGCAAAGTCATAACCTTTAAAAAAGTCTAATTCTATTTCTCCATCTATTTCCCAGTCAATATCTGTTAATGATCCTAAAACCCCTCCATGATATAGTGCAATATTTATTTCATCTTTAACAGGCTTAACATTTTCCCAACCTTTTTCATCAAAACATGAAAATACACATAAGTTAATTTTTTTATTAATATTATTAAGAGGATATACACCGCTCTGCTTATACAAATAAATATTTTTATTATTTATAGCATTAACAATAGGAGAAATCGCATCTTGTCTGTCATCATTTAGTATTAAACCGTCATGGTTTCCTAATATCATATGAACAGGCGCAATTTTGCTTAATTCATTTAGCCACCAAGTGACAATATCAATAAGCTCAGGTGTAATTCCTTGTGTTTTTGAATGAACTATATCGCCACCAATATAAATTATATCTGGACATATATCTCTTGCTTTAAGAAAAAATGTTTCAAATACTTCTCTATATTCATCATGTCTTTTCATTCCTCTAAAATGAATATCTGCAATATGAATACATTTAAATGTCATTTTTTTCCTTTATAGTTTTTTTATTTTATTGATGAGATAATCATCTTTACTGAATTTTTTGGATTTATTTAGAAGTATATCTTTAAAATGATCTATTGTCATATCACCTACATCTTTTGCTGATCTTGTATCTACAATTTTCACCTCTATATCATAAGAAGACAACATATTAGCAATATGAACTGTTTTTGGATAAACGTCTGCGTCTAATGCAAGATTTATTTTTGTTTTATTTTTAACTATTTTATTAAATAAAAGCATGTCCTCAGTAAGAGAAGAGCCTAATAAACAAGTTGCGTTATCATTAGTCTTTAACAAGTCTAAAGGCCCTTCGACTATTGTAAGTTCTTTATTCCAGTCGATTAACAATTCATTAAAAATTATATTCTTTTTCTTTACTGATGCATTATTGTATTTAAAAGGATCAGATGTTTCTGCGTCTATTTTTCTAGCAGTATAAAAATTTATTTCTCCTTCTTCATCAAATGAAGGTATAATTAATTGTCTTTTAAATCTAGCAGTATTAGAAAAACCTAATTTAAGCAACCACATTTTATGTTTATTAATGCCTCTAGATAATGCATAATTAAATACAGCTTTAGTATTAGGGTTTTTACTATTAAAATTAGTTGCTAGCAAATCAAAATCGTCAGGAAAGTCTAAGACTTGTTCTTTTTCAATTTTTTGTTCTTCAATTTCTAAATATGTATTGTCTAAACATGACAAATCAATATTAAGATTAAATTTTGAAGTTGATTTTTTAATAAAAAAAGTTTTAGATTCTTCATAAAAAGAAGGATTTATTTTCTTTACTAAGAAAGAAACATCGCTACCTTTTTTATCACAAACCCAGCAATGATAATAGCCTTTTTCTATATGAATTACTAACTTTAATTTATTTTTATTAGAATTATTACAAAACGGACAAGATATAGATATGTTTTCTCCGTTTCTATCTACAACTGATTTTGTAATTTTACTTATAAATTTTATTTTATCTTCAGGAGATACAACTTTCATTTAATAATGGTGCCTTACATATTACATAAGCATCTGCCATATCGAAACAACAATCATCAAATTTTAATTGACCTTTTAACTCGCCTCTTTTTTGAGTTTTTATAGGCCAATTTATATTAGAATTTTCTATATTTTCTTTAACCCAATTAAATACCTGCTGTTTTGTATTTTCTTTTAAAGTCTTATCAATTTGTATTCCTAAAACTTTTCTAGCTTTATTTACATTTACATACAAAGGTATTCTATTAAAAACATTATAAACAATATTAGAAACAATACCGTTAAATGCTGATAACTGGTGGAGTGTTCTTGCAGATGATTGTCCTCTTGAAAATGACTGTAATGCCTCTTCAATATATATTTTATTTAAATTATTAAAATTATACAAATTTTGTTTTTCAATAAAGAACTTTTTTACAAAATCAGCTTTGTAAAAAAGATTATCTAACTTCTTTAAATTTATATTATAAACTGAAACTACTTTCTTTTCTTTGCAAAAAAAAGATACGCCTACTATTGAAGTAGAAATATCTAATCCAATATAACACACTTCTTTCATTTAATAATCCATTTTGACTCTAAATCTAACATTATCTGAATCTTTCTTAGCAAAAGGAGTAGCTAGTTTTACTTTTGCTAATATATTAAGATTTTCGTCATGTAAAAAAATATCTGTAATATAAACAAATTTTTCATCTTTATTAAACGCACTATCGTCTAATCTCAAGTCCTCTAAATAAGAGTTGTTATTTGATTTTGAAACATTGATATTAAGTGCATCAATATTGACTTCATTAACAAACATTGAATTGCTTTTATTAAACTGTATATTAAACATATCGTTTCCAAAACTAAACAAAGCAGGATGCATCATAAATACTAATCCTTCTTTATTTAAAGAAACTCCTTGCTTTGAATATAATGCATTTTTTGTTAAAGCATTTGATCTATATATTAGACCTTCATGCTCACTAAATTTTAGATCTATTTCACCACCTGAAGATCCAAAATTAATGTCCCTTAACTTTATTGAATTATCAGTTATAAAATTATCAAATAACTGAGATGAAATTGCAAACATTAAAATATTTGGACTTGTTTCGTTCTTGTTAATAGAAACTTCTGGTAATAAATACTTTTTATATGCTATATTTTCGTTTTCATTTATAGATTTAAAATATAATATATTGTTATCAGTTATATTATTATATACATCTTCATCAAAATAATTTCTACTAAAAGGATTACTAAAAGTTTTAATTCCAGAAGATATATTTATAAAGCTAATATCTCCTGACTCTGATTTTTTATAGACTATATTACTTCCGTTATTTGTAAATGTGAATAAATTATTATAATAGTTTAAATTAGAGCAATCATAGTATCTGTCATAAGTAGTATAAGTGCTTGTAGGTGTTGCTGTATTGAAATAACTTATTATGCCGTTTTCTTCAGAATATCTTTCAGATTCTCTTTCTGTTATATTTAATTTTTTATTATCACATTCTAAATAAGTAGATAAGTTTACTTGTGCTGCATTATATTGATTATTTTCTGATTTGTAATAAACACTATTAGAAAATTCATTAAATACATTAAAAATTAAATCGTGATATTGATATTGTAATCCATTGTCATTTGGTAATATAAGATTATTTTTTTCAAAAAAAGCAGATAAAATTCTAAATGTAGAAATAGGTTCCATGTCTTCTTCTTCATTTAGCTTAGGAAAACATAAACGCTCTTCTAAAAATTTATTTGCGCTAAATCCTTTTTTTGATATTTCTTTATATAATGATTTTATATCATAACTTGACAAAGTTGTATTTACAGCATATAGATATTCAATCAAAGCGTCAGTGTCTATAAATGAAAAAAATACGTTAGGAGAAGTTTTACTTATAAATTCAAATAAAAAGTTTTCAACATTTATTTCATAACCACCACAAAAATTATAAAAATAAGGATTTATAGGACTTGAATATGCAATATTAATATCTTTATATATTTGACCATTATTGTCAGATACTATTATTCCTTTTCCATTTTTCTTATAAGTTTTTGTCACGCCTGAAAGATTTAGGTTTGCACGCTTTGCTGTCACCTCAGGTATATAATATACAGGAACATAGAAAATTAATCCATTTTTCTTTTCTTCGTTTATATCTTTAATGCCTTTTGTATAAATGTTATTTGAGTATCTTTCATCGATAACAGAATTATTATAAATTCTTATATCATGCAATTCAGCATGAAGTGCTTCAGATGTTTGCTGAACAAAGTTATTATCTATATTTAACGTATTATTTAAATAAATTTCTTGTAATGAAGTTCCAAAAATATTGTCTGTATTTTTTCCTATTTTTATAGATTTAGTAATAAAAGGTCCTTCTAGATCTTCTTCTTCTGTTTTATTTACAGAAAACATTTTATAAACAGCATCTGTATAATTTCCAGTATCAAATCTAATTCTATTTCCTATGCAGATATAATCTTCAGAATCTTTATTAATATAATTAAAGTTTTCAACTGAATATTTATTTAATAACTTACCATCAATAAAAATATAAATATCTTTATCAGTTTTATTAAAATTAGTGCTTACTGATATACAAATATTATGCCAATTATTATGTTTTAATATTTTATTTTCTGTTAAGACTGAATCTGAATTATCATTATACTGAATGTTATTATCAGTAAAATCTATTCCTTCAATTATATCTTGAAAATCTATATTTGAAGAAGCACTATTATTTGTTGAAATTAAAAGCCTATAAGAATCTATTTTTCCTAAAGCGTCTTTTTCTGTATCACCTATTAGATATACACTTAAAAAGTTAGGTATATTTATAACGCAGCCAGGATTAAAATCAAAAATACCTTTTGATGTAAAGTTTTTATATCTAGGATTTATAAAAAAAGATAAAGAGCAATCTTCATCTATGTAATAATTTTTTAATCCTTGATTATTTATTAGATTTGGATAGCATAAAACATTTTTATGTGTTTTATTGTCTATTGTAGCAGTTGAATTTGTTCCCTTATATTGTGTGCTATTTGTTGAATAAAAATTTATTGTATTAAAATTATAAAATGTTTTCTGAAATGTGTTTTGTTTATATTTTTTAAATTGATTTAATGATGATGTTATTTTTGAAGTATTTGGATCATCTACAAGATAATTTTTCTCAATTCTTTCTATTCCAAAACTCTTATAATTAGAAAGAGTATTTATTATTGTTCCTGTTGTTTTAAGAATAGACTTATTTGTCAATAATAATTTTCCGTTATGCCCGCCAGTTAAAGAATTAGATAATATTTCATATACATTATCATTTATAATTTCACTAGTACTTTTAGAATAAAAATTATTTGCAGACTTTTCTCCAAATATAAGTTTATTATTATTTTCAAGAATCAAACTGTCTAAATTAGATGTTATTTTTAAATTATTATTTGAAATTATATTTTTTACTATGTCTAAATTTTTTTCATTTATATTGACATAATTTATTATATCGTCAAGCCTTACCTTATTAAAAACTATATTGTCTTTATTAATATTCTTTAAATACATAAGAAAAAGTATCTCACTAGCTTTTTATATTATATATACAAAGAACTAAATAAGTAAATATTAAAAGTCTAAACGAATTCTTAGCGTTATATCAACTGTCGGATTTTTTTCAATAGGTCTGCTTGTTTTTGCAACTGCAAGTAAATTATTTCCTGCATCGTATAGACCTACAGTAGTAATAAACGTAAAACCATTTTCATCGTCATCTGTTACTGTTCTTATCTTTCCTTCTTCGTCAACAAAAGTAGGATTATATGAATAATTCATTTGACTTGGCGCTGCTCTACAAAAAAGTATATTTGAATAAATCTTAGTTTTATTTTTAAAAGCTAAAGCTACATCATTTGTTCTACCAAACAAAGTGCTACATATATGGTCTAATATTTCATCTATAGTACATGCAGTCCAAAATTCAATAAATGTTCCTGTCTTTTCTTGCAATTCGTCTTCATTTACAACAGTTATATTTCCAGTTAATTCTTCTTCTAAATTTATTACTTTTTTAGAATCAAGCACTACTATACCTTTATCATACCAAATTTGTCCTACTTTAACAACCTGATCATTAACTTCTTTAACAATTGTTCCTACTTTTCCAGAAATTATTGTATTAAATGTTACAGTGTCAGTATCATCAAATATTATCTGAGGTGTTAAATTATCATAGTCAATAGCTTCAGTTCTATTAAAAGTTCCGCTACTCTCATTGTACATTTTCATAGCAAAAGAACCTTCTACTATTCCGTCCCTTGAAAATAATCTTTTAATATTTATAAAAATAGCATCATCAATACGGTCAGCAACATTAGACTCAATAATAGTTTCTCCATAGGGCAAAGTAAAATAGCTATCTGTGCTTCCTAAAAGCTCTTTTGCATATTGTCGATATATATCAATTTTTTCTCTCATCATAATTGTTCCAGTCGAATCAAAGATGAGCTTTCCAGCGCTATCTGTTTCTAATAAAACATCTTGAACTGTTGTTCCGCTTACATAAGAACCTATTGTTATATCAAGCAGCTCATTTGAAGTCTGAAGTGTGTTGTCTTGGTCGAAAATAGTATGAAAAAGAGAAGAAGTTATTTCATTTACTGTTCCTGATCTAAAAACATCATATTTTTTACGCGTGCTTGTTTCAACATCTTCAGGGTCTATTGATGATATGTCAACTTGCAATACATCTACTAATTGATATACTGATCCGCTTGTGTATAATTTGTCTGCGTTACTAAATGTTATTAAAGAATTACTGTTATATGTATTCATATTTTTTTTGCCTTATTAATGTTAAGCTATTACTACTGTTACTGGTATTGTAATACTTGCACCTGATTGCGCTCCTACGACATGTATTTGTGTTCTTATTTCTTTATTATTTCCATATCCATATCTATCAAATGTATCTGAATTTAGCATGCTAGAATATGTTAATTTGAATTGAACTTCTTTTTGACCTATAAATTCTAATGCTGTATTTTGTGGAGAAAAAGCAGTAAGATTTACATAACTTATAAAATTATCTTGTTCTATTGCAGTGCCTTGAGAAGTTTTAATAAATCTATTATCATAGTATACAGAAAATGTAGTATCTTGTAATTGAGGAGTTAAAGTATTGTTTATTGTAAAATCAGCAACAGTTGTTTTTAAAGTAAAATTTAAACTTTGAATTTGTGTTTTAAATAGAAGCGTATTTCCATTTTGATCTGTTCTTTCTAAAACAGGCATATGCTTTATAAAATCTGTTAGATTTGCAGTTGCAGTAAATAAAGGATATTTTAAACTAATATTTTGACCAGTT